CAATTTGTCTAAATCAAGCATCGGCATTTCTCCTTGCTAGTTGGTTGAGAACATCGGAAGTGACAAGCCAAGCGACGCTCGTCGCTCGTCGCTGGTCTAAGTGACAAATGCAGCGTTTTTGCACGATCTATATAAGAACGTGCTAATATGGCTACACTTTTTGAATGTGTTCTGTAGCCAAAAAAGCCCAGTTAAATCATGCACTTAGGCACGTATCCGGGGGTGGCTACAGATTGACCTGAGTTAAACTGTAAAAGAGGTTTTTTTGGCCTATAGGCTAAAAAGTAGGGGTTTCTGGATTTAAAATCAGGCCTATGTCGCTGACTCGACAGCCAACTAAAGAAAATACGTTGTTATTCAAGCATTTACGATGGCTACAGGTTTTTGGCCTCTGTAAGCCTACTGTAGCCACTCTGAAAAAAGCCAAGGAAAACAACAACTTAGAGATGCATAAGGTGGCTACAGATTTAGGCTACTGTAGCCACATAAAATCTTATGCGTGACCCCAACCGAAGTGGGTGAAGAGGAACTGGGCAACCGCTGCGCTACGCTCGTCGTCCTCCATACGGCTGAACTCGTCCATCCAGTCGCCATTGCCGGAGGCATCGTCCTTGCCACCGACAATGAGCGGGAGACGCTGAGATAAGCCGCCGGCGATGAAGAGATCAGAGTCGGGCGTCCAGCATCTAGCGCCGCCTATCCAGTCAACAACGAGGGCGTCGATGACGTCATCGAGATTCTCGTAGACATTGATGTGCGCGGGGAAGGTGCAGGTATGGTCGTTGGATTCAGTGACGCGAGCCGCGATCTCATATGCGAGACGATAGTCGCCTGACGCGAGGATGGTGTCGCCACCCTTAGCTTTCCAGCGATGGGCGACGGTGCCGTCGTGCGGCGGGCAATGCATGGCGTAGTTTTCCAGGTACTGTGTAGATATGACGATATACATGATGTGTCTCCTTAGTTAAGGGTTAGTTGTTACTTCTTGTTCTTGAAGAGCTTGACGAGGTCCCAACCGATCCAAGCAGAAGCAAAGACAAGGGTAGGAACGGGCCAGATGGCACCCATCACAAAAGCCACAGCGAAGTTGACAACTTGCAACGGGTGGTTGCGGAGCCAGCGGTAGATACGCGTGGCAAGTCCGAGTCGGGGCTTCGGGTCGCCATAGCGAGCTTTATGTAACTTGTTAGCGAAAGCGGTGAACTCTTCTGTGGTCTTAAAGAGGGGCATGGTCATGGTGTATCTCCTGTGTTTAGTTAAGTGAAGCACTCATGACTCGCCGGGCTGCGCCAGCAGCCTGGATCGGCGGAGGTGATATATACAACGGGCAGAGCGAATCGGAGGACGCGATGCTGGATTCGGGAATCGGAGGGACCCCCGTTGTTTCTCTGTCGGGGGGAGGGGGACCCACACGGGCGTATTGACAAAAAAATTTTTCAAAATTTTCTGCTGCAGATAAGTGCTTGATAAGTTTGACTTAAATAAGAAGCAATGCTAATATAACAAAAATGAAGGGCTTTAAGGCTGTTCAAACAGATGTAACGCCTGGTTCAGAGGCGGATGCATCGTGGCAAGTAATGAAGGAATACGCTGATCCTGGGGGAAGTCTTACTTCTCAACAGGAGCGTTTCGTATTTCTCGTGGCGTCTGGCGTCCCCGCAAAGGCCGCATTAGCAGGCGCTGGCTATGCGAAAGGAACGCAGGCAGCGCGAGTGCTTGGGCTTGCCCCGGTGAAAAACGCCTTGGCCTTTGTAAAGGAACAAGAAAAAGACCAGATATTTGTTAACCGGGACAAGCTGACCAGTATGTTATTTGCGGCGCATGCGAAATCCGCCAACGCCACCGAGGAAATCGCTGCAATACGCGAACTTGGCAAGATGCACGACGTATACGCGCAGGCGCAAGAAGACCGGAAAAACCAGTTGCATACCGCTGTGCAGATCAACCACAACACTGTGACCAAACTCTCCGACGATGATCTTCTAAAGATCGCGCAGATGGCGTCGAGCGACATTACGCCCGCGTTGGAAGACAACCGTCATGCGACCAACTTCCTTGAGGCTGAAGGTATCACCGTCGAGGACGGCTATAACGAACCGCCTGAATTCGAGCCCACATTAGAAGCAGGGAGAGGGGAAGAAGAAAAAGAGATAGAAAAGGAATGAAAGAGGAAAGGTGGGAGCCCGATATTCAGGCGAATGATCCGAAGGCCACTCAAGCAGAGTTGGCACAGAAGGAACTCGCACGACGGGAACTGTCAAGGCGTCGATTGCTTCCTTTTATTCTTTCAGAATTTGATAACTACGAAGCGGGCTGGTTTCACAAACTGTTGTGCCAGGAACTCGAGGAGTTTGAAAAAGCCGTCAAGCGGCGGGAGTCACCGCGACTCATCATCACGGTTCCCCCAAGACACGGAAAGAGTCTGATCGCGTCAACGTATTTCCCCGCGTGGTACCTCGGACGTAATCCTAAAGACGAAATCATCGCAACCAGTTACTCATCGTCCTTGGCGGGGAAGTTCTCCCGCGCGGTGCGTGACGTTGTGCGCGGGTCAAACTTTGAAAGTCTCTGGCCGGACTCATCGTTGAATCCCGACGCCCAGTCAGTTGAATCGTGGCAGATGGAAGCCGGGGGTTCTTATACAAGCGCAGGTTCCGGGGGAGGTATCACGGGTCGTGGGGCGCACGTGCTCATTATTGACGATCCCATCAAGAACGCGGAAGACGCAGAAAGTACGAACTTCCGTGAAGACCTGTGGGGTTGGTACACCTCTACCGCCTACACCCGTCTGGCGCCCGGCGGCGGGGTGATCCTTATTCAAACGCGATGGCATCACGATGATCTTGCGGGTCGCTTGATTACGGCGATGGAAGAGGAGACGGGAGACACGTTTAAAACGCTGAACTTTCCTGCAATAGCGACGTACGACGAAGACTACCGCGCACAAGGGGAGCCTTTGCACCGTGAGCGTTACAGCAAAGATGCGTTAGAGATGATCGAGCGGGCAGTCGGTCCAAGAACGTGGAACGCGCTCTACCAGCAGAACCCGACGCAGGACACGGGTTCTTATTTTAAAGCTGAGTGGTTCCGCTACTACGAGACCGAAGGCGCTCCGCCGTTGGATCAGATGACGATCTACTCAGCGTGGGACTTGGCGATCGGCACGAAGGAACACAACGACTACACCGTAGGGTTGGTCGTGGGGCTGGATCGCAACGAGGACATCTGGCTGCTCGACATGGTGCGCGGCAAGTGGAACGCGATGGGCATCGTTGAAGAGATTATGAATGTCTACATCCGGCATAAGCCGGTGGTGAACATGATTGAGAAGTCCCATGTGGAAATGTCCATTGGGCCGTATCTTGAGAAGGCAAAGTTGGAGTATCGCGTACCGGAAGCGTACTTCCAGAGTCTACCTACCGGGCGGCGCGACAAGATGGCGCGGGCACGCGGTATCCAGGGACGCATGCAGGAGGGCAGGGTGTACTTCCCTAAAGATGCGCCGTGGGTAAATGCGCTGCACGCTGAGATGCTCACATTCCCCTACGGGAAACACGACGACCAAGTGGATGCGTTGGCGTGGGTAGGGCTGTACTTAACTGAGCTTTATACGGCTCGTGGGCCGAAGATTAAGCGGCGTAAGTCTTGGCGCGAGCAATTGGATCGTTTTGTCAGAAAGCCGTCAGATCATCTACCGGCAAAAACAGCAATGACTGCATAGGAGAAATATATGCCAAGTTATTCAGAACGCCGTGTATCGAATACCGGCACATACAACATTGAGATAGTAAAAGGCACGGACTTCCTATTGATCGCCCGTGTACAGGAAAAGAACCAGACTTTTGGCAGCGCCGGTTATACGCCGGTTGACCTGACAGGTTGGAGTTGGGTTGGGCAGATCAGGTCTGCTAAAGAAAAGACTCTAGTAGAAACCTTCACCATTACCATCGCCAACCAGACCACCGACGCAGGTGTGTTCTATTGCGCGTTGACGGATACGCAAACGTCTGCAGCGACGGTTTCGAGTGGGATTTACGATGTGATTTCGACGGATACCGCAGGCGATAAGAAGCAGATTTTGCGCGGTACGGTCAAATTTACCGATAGCGTCAGTGTCTGATAACTTTACCAAGTGCGAGGTGCTGTACGCGGGTGGCGCGGTACAGTTATATATTGATACTTCTCCGACAACGATCAAGGGGCCGAAGGGGGATGCAGGCTCTGCCATCAGTAACTCCTCCTGTAGCCAGCCGGTCTACGATCAGGATACCCCCGTCACTAACGGGACACCGCCCAGCCCCATAAGTGATCCGCCCACTTACGGCGGCTACGGCATTGGGCCGAAACCGACCGCCGTGTGTGGAGAGCGATATCTCGATGCCGCCACCGGGAATATCTACGAGTTACAAGCCGACCCAAACTCGACGCTGTGGAACTTCACTATTTCACACCGTACGTACTTTACCCCGGCTGGCGGGGGCAGTGACTATCAGGCGAGTACAGTGCTGCAATCCTGGCAGGCAGAAGTCCAGCCTAGCCAGTTCACCGAGTCTTACACCATGCCCTATGAATCGGAGATGGTGACATGGGCAAAGTATGTACTTGGTCCTAACTCCGTTACCAACTCAGCCAACGGAGATGTCCGTGCCTCAGGGTCTGTGCCACAGGACCCTATTCTCATCCAGAGCGGAAACGAGTGGACTAAGTTATTAAGCGCAGCAACGAACATCGATCACTTTACTGATCCGTGGACAGGTGAGGGATGGGATGACGATCCGGCAATATCCAGCCACGGAAAATGGCCTGCAACAAGGGCACTCTATCCCTGCGCCAGCAAAGCGTCTGCCGCGTACGGGGAAAGCACAACCGTTAATTCTTCTGTATTAGCCGGAGGGTATTTCTGGACTTCCCCGATGACGTTGACAGGATGGTCAGGCGTTACGTTTCCTTTAAACGGCACCAATACCTACGGATGGAATTTGCACTACGCGTACGCAACCAATTATTCGATTGCGACGGGATCATCAACACGCACCTGGGCATGCCAGGGACTGTATGGGGTTAATGCAGGCCAATCGGTAACTGGCCCTAACGATATTGTTTGGGAACCCACCGCTCAGACCACAGCCAACGGCGGCGGGGTTAACGGCAACCCGGCAGCGGCGTATGCCGATCACCAACCAAGCGGCGCAAACTATCCCAATGTCTTGGGGAGCGGAATACAACCGCTAATTAGTCTCAGCATGTCCCGAACCTCGTGTACATGGGTGCAGATAGACACGCTTGCGGTGCCTTCAAACATCCAATCCAATCCTTTGCTGGTTGGTGCAGTACACCATCTACAAGAAGCAAATAGCGAGGCTTCTTCTCACGTATGGGACGGCAGTAATTGGAATGAGATGTATCAGACACCCAACTATGACGGGGGAACAATATGAGCAGCCAGGTAACAGTCGAGGAACTGGAACCGAAACAGGCGGTACTGGTTTTTCCCACAGGCGCGTCTCCCTTGAAGGGACCACCGGGAACCCCATGCCCTTGCGTTTGTTATGAGCTTGATCATGCAACAGTACAAAACTCAGGTACTTGGACAGGCACATTAAGCCAAGCCAGTAAAAACAATCCGACAGATTATCGCGGTTACGAAATGTCTACCGGGATTACCTATATAGGAAAAGACAATTCAGGGACTTGGAACTGGGAACCCACAGCACCGTACGATCTTGACGGGGGCACGATATGAGTACCTTTACCCAGGATGCAGGAGACATCCTGATTAAAGAAGATGCAAAAGTTGATTTGCTTTTTGATGCAATACCCATAGTGCAAGGAGACCCCGGCGACCCCTGTACGGTATCGCCAGCCTCTTGTGACGGGTACACCCATACAACTCATCCTGGACCACCGTTTATAACATCCGGTTCTCCTTCTCCTTCTGCACCAATCAGTGACGATACTCGAGCGTGTTTTGACACGTGGGAGGACACCCTAAATGATGAGGTGTATATCCTGCTCGAAGAACTTGCCGAGACTTCAATAGAGTGGCAGAACGATCAGATTGAAGTGGTGTTCTCAGGATGCGGGCAATACAACCAAGGAAACGGGCACCTTTACCCCGGTGTAACGGTTAACTACCAGACGATTGCCCAGGCACAGTTTTACGAAAATGGAACATCCGATCTGGATGGTCTTTATGCGCGTCTTGCAAAAACCGTTATGGATGAAATGATCGCGCAAAAGACAGTAAGTATTTGGGGTGGCTATAACCCAACGACTGGACCGTACGCGCTTCCCCAAACAATTCAGTTTTGGAATACCTGCAATATAAAGCCGATAATGAAGTACGAAAACGAAGGGCTTCCTCGACCTTCTAATGGCGGCAGTGCTGATGCACAAATGTTCTCAGGCAATGCGGTTTGGATTTCCAGTTTGAATTGGGGCAATGCGCCTGACTATATTGCTGCCTCAAGTTGGCGTGTTGGCGCGGGCGTTACCACATCAGAGGGCGGATTGATTAAGTACAGTGGAGACCCAACCCTGGACACAAGTGATCCAAATCAATACGTAGAGTATTGCCCGAGTCACGCTAACTACCCTTATTACCCACCCAATGGAATCAACACGGGCGCGTATGCTAGCCCCAATATCAACAAGCGTGTTGATGTTTTCCCGGTATTTTGGTTTGCCGATTCCTATAACGGACAGGGGTTTGATCAAGAACACTTTCTGACATTCGTAAAAGGCGGTGTATATGGCGGCGTTCAGCCTTTAATTGCAAACGCTTTTACCCGCGCCCCGTGTTTGGACTGCCCAGACGGTTGGCAGTGGGACAAACCCTCCGGTACTTGTGTCGAACAGGTGGATACGAACGAGCCGTGTACCGGAAATAAACGCTGGGTCAAGTTGAGCATTACCAATCTTGCTGACCCTATAGGATCACTCAAGATCGACTCAGGAACCATTTGACATGCCAAATACAATCCAAGTTAAAAGATTTAATACTGCCGGCGATACGCCGACAAGCCGAGGGGCGCAACTCGCTTACGGTGAGCTTTGTGTAAATACTATTGATAAGAAACTGTGGGTGGGTACCAATGTTGGTACCAACGTCATGCTTTCTAACGCTGCTGTTGCAGCCACTGCACCGACTACTGAACCCGGTGCGTTGTGGTACGACACAACGGTAAGCCAACTCAAAATTTGGGATGGGAGCGCGTGGCAGATAACCAGTGGAACACAGATTTCCGTAATTAACGATCTTAACGATGTAGATACAACGACTGTTGCTCCGGGGGCAGGCGACCTACTGTACTTTGACGGAAACAATTGGGTGCCAAGCCATAAAACAACTGAGCGGCGGTCGATCCAGACGGTACAGCAGGGCACAGTACCGGGTGTGCCTATCTCTGCAGACATACCGAACTCGGGACTCTCTTGTATTGTTTACGGCATTACGACCAATATCGCGGCACGGGTCGCCTTATATAACAATGATGTTACACGCACGAATGACATGGGGCGCGTTTATCCTGCGGCGCCTCCTGCGAACACCGTTTTGTTTGAAGGCACGACGTTAACTGGCGGTACTATTGATATGGCACCGCTTGCTACTTACGTAGGAACTTCTGCTTCTTTGGCTTCTCTTACTAATACTTTTATTCCTGTTATTGTTGAATCGCAGGGAGCACCCATGTCAACGCTGCAGGTTGATATTGATGTGCTGGTTTTGGAGTTCTAAGTACCTGATCTGTTTGACTTTTTAAATAAGCAATGCTAATATTTAAATACGTAAACGTAGCAGGAACGTGGTTATGGCCTGTGCAGGATGCGAAAAGCGCCGCCAATGGCTTAAAGAACAAGCAGGAACAGTCAAACAAATTTTGTCTGGTGAAAGGGCCGTTGAGATTAACGGCAAACTTTTCAAAGTTCCTGCGCAGGAAAAGAAGTGAGTTATGCGTAGTTATGCCTACGACGTTAGAGAAGGCCTCTGATCTGCTCGATTGTACAGAGTGGGATATTTTTGAACGTGCGTATGGCGGTAATTCGCCAGAGGTTGAGAAAAAATACACCACTTATTTAACAACAAGTGAACTCCCCCCGGAGGTACTCAATTACATAAATTCGCTCCCACACGATGAAAACCAGAACCTCATGTAGTGTGGACCATCCGTTAGTCGCGGTCTATTGGCTCGACGCATATACGGAAGCGGGGTGGATTGCTTCAGTAGAACCCAGTGATGATCTTGTCGTGACTTACGGGTTGCTTGTGAAAAAAACCAAAAACTGGGTAGTACTGGCTCAAACACATATTCCAGGCAGCAAGGATGAAAAAGGATATTGGGGAAGTATGTGGAATATTCCGACAAGCATGGTTAGGGATATTAAGGTTATCCAGAAAAAACCGATCTGTAAGGCTAAATAATGGCATATAAAAGTTCCGGCTCAACCAAAAGTAAAGAGATCAAACACGCAACTGCTCACGATCTGGAAGAGTGGAATATTGCAGAAACCAACTGGCGCCGTTATGAGCGGGCAAGAGATTCCGGTCATCTTGAATGGGTTGAGATGGCGAAAAAATGTGACGCTTTTTATCGCGGTGATCAGTGGTTGGAAACCGATAAACAGTCCCTTCAAGCACAGGGCCGACCGGCTCTGACTATCAATACGATTCTCTCTACTATTAATACCGTATTAGGCGAGCAGGCCTTAAAGCGCGGTATGGTGAACTTCAAGCCCAAGCGTATGGGGTCAGAAGACATCGCAGCAATTCTGAACAAGCTTTATTCAGTCATTCACGACCAGAATGACATGGATTACAAAGAGAGTCAGGTTTTCTCTGACGGCCTTATCCAGGATCGCGGATTCTTTGAGGTCGGTATCGACTTTTCCGAGAACATCGAGGGTGAAGTCAAGATCACAGTTGAAGACCCGCTGGATATTTATATCGACCCCGACGCAAAAGATTCTGATCCTGATACCTGGCAGGAAGTCATAAAGTCCCGTTGGCTTTCGATGAACGAAATCGAGTTGCTTTACGGGCAGGATAAGACCGACAGACTGCGTGCGTTAGTAGACGGCAATCAGTATTACGGCCCTGACTCAATCCACGTTACCCAAAACCGCTATGGGGATGTTCCCGATTCATTTATGGGGCCGTTCAACGCTTCTGATTTGCCGGAGTATGAGCAACGAACTATCCGCCGTGTTCGAGTAATCGAACGGCAGCATCGTATTCCTTATAAGTGCTGGTATTTCGTTAATCCCGAGTACGGTGATATGGCAAAGATTCCTTTGTCATGGGACGAGGAACGTATTGAAGCGCATGCGCTTGAGTATGGCTTGATGCGCGTACCGCGCGAGGAGATGAAGGTCCGGTTTACAGTCAGTTGCGACAAAGTAGTACTGCATGATGACTGGTCGATTTATCCGTTCTTTACCATTATTCCGTATTTCCCGTATTTTCGACGGGGCAAGCCTTTCGGTATGGTGCGTAACCTGTTAAGCCCACAGGAACAGTTAAACAAGGTTTCTTCCCAGGAACTGCATGTTGTAAACACTACGGCAAATAGTGGTTGGATCGTTGAGGCTGGGGCATTGGCCAACATGGATGTCGATGATCTTGAGGCCAAAGGCGCCCAGACCGGTCTGGTTTTGGAATACCACAAGGGCGCAGAAGCACCTGCCAAAATCCCGCCCAATCAGATACCGACAGGGCTGGATCGTATCGGTCTGAAAGCCTCGATGAATATCAAGGAAATCAGCGGTATTTCAGACGCTATGTTGGGGCAGTCTCCGGCAGAAATCTCTGGTGTCGCACTTGAGGCCAAGCAGAATCGCGGGGCCGTTCAGATTCAGGTCGCCATTGATAACCTGAACCGCAGTCGAGCCGTAGTAGCCCGAAGAGTGCTGAAGCTGATTCAGGAGTATTACGACAATCCGCGCGTCTTCTTTATGACGGAAGGTAATGAAGACCCCCAAGCGGTAGAAGTTAATAAACGGCTTCCCGATGGCAGCACACTTTATGACATCACGGTCGGAGACTATGACGTAGATGTCACCAGCCAGCCTTCGCGGGACGTATACAACGATCAACAGTTTGCCGAAGCGATGGCCTTACGCGCAGCCAATGTGATGATTCCAGACGCGAATGTTATTGAGTATTCGCATCTTGAGGACAAGAGAAAGATCGCCCAGGAAGTGCGTCAACTTACCGGCACTGCTGAACTGACACCAGAGCAACAGCAGATGCAGGCTGCAATGCGCGAAATTGAATTGCGGCAGTTTGAGTTGCAACTACAGCAGATGCAGGCACAGGTTGAAAATCTGCAGTCTGTCACTGCACTAAATATGGCAAAAGCCAAGACCGAACTGAGTACTGACGAAACCGCTGCTATGGAAGAGTTCAAAGTTCAGGCAGATCAGTTGATGAATATTCAGGATAACCTGACAAAACTGAAAGTGGCACAGATTAGCGCCCAATCTGCTATGGACGAAAAGGTTCTTGAGAGTGCAACCCGTGTTGACACCGCATTAATTCGCAATGCGGGAGAACGCGATAGCACTCAAAAGAAATTACAAGTCGAAATGGAAAAACTCAAAAAAGCCGGAGCTAATTCATGAGCAAAGCCGCACTAGCAGAAGAAGTAGTAGTAGAAGAAGAAGTTGTTGAGACAGAAACCGCCGCAGAGGATCGCGGTGATTTTCTTCCTGAAGAAGCCCCCGTGGAAGAACCTGTTGTATTGGATGAAAATGCCACGCTTCCTGACATACCAGAAGAACCTCAAGAAAAAACAAAAGAAGTAAAAGAAGAGGCTGCTGTAGAAGAAAAAGCGGAAGTAAAAGAAGAGGAGGAAAAGCCGGAAAAAGAAGCTCCTCATATGATTCCGAAATCCCGTCTGGATAATCAGATTCAGAAAACTCGGGAACTGGAAGAATCAAGGATTCGTATGGAGGAACAAATGAAGTTTCTCCAAGCGCAGATCAAAGCGCAAAACGAAAAAGCGGAAGAAAAACCACAGGCGCCAGAAGAAGCCGCTCCCGCATATGATTACGGTGGAAAATATAAACAAATGCAGGAACTGACTCTGGAAGGGGAAGCCGATAAAGCGGCTGAAGTATTTCAGGAAATTCTGTCGCACCAGCAGACAGATATGGCCTCCCAGATGAACAAACAGATCGCGGATACGTATGAACAGAATCGCGATAAAGAGAACACGCAGGCGGAACTCGCGCACGCTGCTAACGAGATTATTGTCGATTACCCGGAATTGGATATCCAGAACGAAACCGCGTTTGATTCCCAGTTAACGGGAGAAATTAACGAGTTAATGACCGCGTTAACAACGATACCTGACGATCAAGGGCGTCCTAAATACTCGCCCGCCCAGGCGCTTAAACAAGCCGTTGCGATGCGCATGCCCCCGAAAACGGAAGAGCCCAAAGAACTGGGAACTGATACGGCCCCGGAGACAGGCAATATCGTGAAGAAAGTGGAAGCGGCAAATAAGCAGGCGCCAAAACTACCCGGTGACCGGGGTACGTCGCACGGCAAGGCGCCAAGAATTGATCCGCTTTCTATGACTGAAGAAGATTTTGATGCGCTGCCGCCTTCTACTTTGGCGCGGCTTCGTGGAGACATCTAGTTTAAGTATTTGACTTTTAGTAAGTTTTGCTTATATAATTAGCATTGCTTATAGTAATCCTTATATAGCAAACGGGCGTTATACCCCAGGCCGCCGCTGGGGGGCAGAACACAGCCGAGTGTTAACCCTCGTTTCTCGCGACGATACAGCGAGACGTTTCCGTTCTGCGTTGAAAGAACGACCTCTGCCATTGGTGCCGGGCAGTAAAAAACAGTGCCGATTAATGATGTTGTTTTTTTAACAGATTGGGGGATTGGCCCCTGATCGAAACACTGAGAGGTGATTAACACAAATGGCTCAGACCAATTTTGCTGCTCTTACCACTGAGCAGAAAACAGTCTGGTCCCGCGATCTGTGGAAAGTCGCTCGGAATAACGCTTTCTTGTCCAAGTTCATGGGCACGGGGGCGAACTCGATGGTTCAGCGAATCACCGAACTCACCAAAGGTGAGGCTGGTGCGCGTGCAGTCCTGACGCTGCTGACCGATCTCGAGGGTGATGGTATTTCCGGCGATAACCAGATGGAAGGCCGCGAAGAAAAGATTCGGGCGTTCGACAGAACGATCCGCATCGATCAACTTCGTAATGCCAACCGTACGACTGGTAAGATGGCGGACCAGCGGTCAATTGTCAATTTCCGAGAAGCATCCAGAGACCAGTTGGCTTACTGGCTTGCAGACCGGATTG